GGGAGCAAGTGCGACAAACAGGGCACTCATAAATTGCTTGTATTGCACGTTGGCTCCCCTGGCCATATTGCAGCCAATAAAGCTATTTTGCTTCCAAATGGCATCAATTTCTTCACGAGAGAAAATCCAGCTCCCTGAATCGGCAAGCTCTCTAGTCATTGCAGGAGCGTCAAAAGCAGAATGCCCACCATAAAACTGCTGCTCCAGCGTGCAATTGAACAGTGCAGGCTCAGGAAAGTACAACGTGTTTTCGTCATACCATTGATCATTTGGCTCTAGCCAATTACGCCTGTATTGCGCATTGCCAATATTTTTCTCATTTGCATTGAGGATCATCCAAGAAATACAAGACAGCTCTCCCCAGCGACTATTAAGCCGCGAAAGGGAAGCATTCTCATCATCAAACACATAGCCCTGCAAGCGGAACGCTTCACGCTCCTCGCTCGACAAAGCATATGCTCCTCCCATGATGGGAACAATGGAAGAGCGAGCTTCATAGCGCACTTTCTCGCCAGGAATGCACACGGCATAAATTGTGCAATCAGATGGTTGCATACACTTTCCTCGCTGCCCAAAGCTCGTTGTAATTGTTCACACCTTTAGCGCCAAGACCAGTCAAGTCCCCACCTCCTGCGGGTTTGCTCCAAGCCATGATCGTGCCATCAGGCAAAACAAACCCTCTATTCTTTTGACCATGCGTAGGAGTGAGTTCTAGATAGTCGCCGTAGACAAAATTAGCCTGACTCCCATTGAAAGCAAGCGCCTTGCCCAACAATGTTGGACCAGTGGGGCACAGTGGCGTGATGCCATAGTATTGCTCTTTGCAATTTGCCACAATCATTTCAATGGCAGTCTGCAAAGCCTTGTTATCAGGCTTGGAATAGAGCACAGTCGTAGCACACGCCCAACTGGTATAGCTAAAGCGTTGAATATCGCGGAAGGCCAAGAATTCAATGCGGTCGGCAAGATCCACTGCATTGAAAGCTCTCACGCCAATGTCAAAATACCAGCCGCCAAGCTTATTCAGCAAGCAGAATCGACCAAGATCCGCCTTGTAAGAAAATGGCGTCAGGCAATCATATGCCCATACCACTTCCTCCCCATAGTTTTCAACAATGAAAGCACGAAGCGTATCGTTGTTGTAAATGACATGCTCCGCACTGGGGAAGCACGCATCAATGGTGCCAGTGGCGTGCTTAAGAAATGGGCTCAGCTCTTCCGTTGGATCAGTGGAAAGAAAGATTTGTGAAATCTGCATGGCGATCAGGCGATTTTTGCGGGAGTGCCAAAGCCTTTAAATTCAGGCTCCGCAGGCTTGACAGCTAGTGTTTCATTCACTGCATCCTTGAGCTGCTGCTGAATATAGGGCCAAGTAAAGGGCTCTTCATGGAGACGGTTATAGCACCATTGACCATGCTGCTTCAAAATGTCGCGATTCTCATAGTAATAAGTGAGGATATCGGCGGCGCACTCAGGGTCTGGCAATAATCGCTCAAGCCCATAGTTTCTGTCGGTTTCACTGGCATTGCATTCAATGCGAGGCATCTCATCAAAGATTTCAGCCAAGCTCGTATGATCAGGAACCACTTGCGCCACGCCAGTGGCACCGTGCTCCGAGTTGACCAGGCCCCATCCTTCGCCAATGCAAGTGTTAATGCCAATATCAGCAGCGTTATACACTTGATTAAGTTGTTCAATGGGAAGACAATTGTCCACTGAATAGTGCGGGCTTGTCAAAATAAGCTTGCCAGTGGCATCAAAACCTTCATCGCGAGCCACTCGCTTGAAGAGATCAATGATTGGCCAGCCAAGATCTTTTGCTCCCATGTTCAACCAAAGGCGAGCATCATCTTTGTCCTTGGCAAACTTGATAAAGGCTTTAATCGTCAGGTCAATGCGCTTTCTGGGTTGATTTCTGTTTCCGTTAAAGACAACAAACACATCGTCCGGTACTCCCAAGATCTTTCGACACTCCTTCTTGTCCATCGGGAAGAATTTGGTGAAGTCAGTGCCGTGACCGATAATGCGAATGGGCTTTGTATAACCCATGATCTCTAGTTCTTTTTTAGCAAATTTGGTGTAAGTGGCCAAGCCGTCCCATTCCATCATTGGGGGAGTGAGATTTGGGAACAATCCATACGAATCAATAGGAGTGTACACAAACCATTTGAAGCCAAGCTTCTCCCTAAGTGGCTTGGCATTTTCCCATAGACTCAATGCAATCCAGATGTCGTTTGTAATCCATACCAGATCCGGCTTTATTGCTTGAATTACGCTCGCAATACGATGAGACCCAAAAGGATCATTCCCATGCGCCATTGCTGGATACATTTTGCAATGCTGCTGCATAGGAGAAGGGTCTCCGTGCCAGTTGGTGCATAACGCATGTACTTCATATTCCTCCGCGAGCGCTGGAATTAGGTACTCGGCAACTCGCCCAAATCCCGTTTGTACTCCGACGTCGCCTGCGTAGAGAATCTTTTTCATAGGAATCACAAGACTCCCGCAATCTTAGTCCGTCTTTTCTTTGTAGTAAAAAGCCAGGTCTTGATCGCGTCTAACAGCCTTCAACAATGCGTCCATAGCGGCTTCTCTGCTTGGAAATCTACCAAGTCTTTTACTGCGAATATATGCCCTCCAAGGATTTTTGATTGACGAAGGATCGAAAGAGACTCCCCTTGCACCACTCGTGTTGTCCGATCTCATCTTGACGTTTAACGTGTTCTGCTGCCTGGTGCACGCTCTTAAATTGCAAGGGCGATTATCAGACGGGTTTCCATTTTTGTGGTCTATTTCAAGGTCGCCAGGATCCATCCCATTTGACAGAGCCCAAACGATTCGATGAATACCATAGCTATGCCCGTCGATACTTACCACTCTGTAGCCCTTGTTCCATCGTCCTGCCACTTGACCTGGGCGCACCCTGTTACTGGTGGGTCTTTTCCAGATCAAGATTCCATCTTTTCTCAACGCAAGAAGATGTCGAATCCGACAAAGCGGAGGAAGTGGTTTACAGTGCAGCATCGGCTCATTCTGGGTGAGTTGATCACGGACTAGGAGCGGCAAACTCGCTAGTCCACCTCATTGTAACACATGACACGCAGCGCAAATAATGACAATTCCAGAAGGCTCAATTCGCTTTTGTATTAGTACGTGCAAGAAGTTTGCTCCGCATACTATTCCCGTCATTATCCCTAGTTTGCTTGCTGCTGGCCTGAAGCCAGAGGAGATTTTGATTGTCAATGGAGGGCAAACCGTCAGGGCTTTTACCAGCTACAAAGGTGTGCCAATGCTGCTGACGCAGCAAAATTCCTTTGAATACACGCCGCTCATTGAGATTGTTGAGCATTCAATGGAGAGTCCCTATTGGTTTCTCCTACACGACACTTGCATTGCAGGCCCCACGTTCAGACAGCTCGCTTACGAACCGCCAGTGGAGGCGCCAGAGAAAGTGGCAATGAAGCACACGCCCTCCATGAGCATCGGTCTTTATCGCCACGACTACCTCATGGCCCACAAGGAGCGCTTGATGACCATCAAGAACACAGACAGCTCACCAGAGGCGCTGCAGCGATGGAAGCAATGGGGCGTTCCCAACGAGGACTATATGCTCTGGAAGCTTCAGGACGTACCATGCCACATCTATCATCCAGACAAGCATGGCCCGGACGAATGGAACTATCAAGGGCACGCAGATCCCTATGGCACTGGTATGCAGCGTCGTATCGAATACTTCCCTCAGCTAGAACTGGCCAAAGCCAAAAGCAATTGGCAAGGCGTACAGCCCCACCTTTGTATTGACATCTGATGAAGCGCATTGCAATTATTGGTGGCGGCTGGGTGGGATGCCATTTGGCAATGGCTTTTCGCGATGAGGCGGAGGTGACGCTGTACGAAAAGAACCATACGCTCATTTCAGAAACGTCTTTTATCAATCAGAATCGGCTGCACTACGGCTACCACTACGCCAGGAATGCCGCCACTCGTCGATTGTGCGCCACCACTTTTGTGCGCTTCATGGAGGATTATGGCGATCTCGTTCATGATGTAGAGAATAATTACTACGCAGTGTCGGAAGATGAAAGCCTTCTTGATGCTGAAACCATTTCAATTGTTTTTGGGAGTGGTCCGCATGCACAGCTAGATCCACAAGCTTTTAACCACACATCGCTTTTGCTGGCCACTCCCGAAAAGCGCATTGATGCCATTGGGGCAAGCCTATATTTTCAATGGCGCCTAGAACCATTGGTCAAAAGAGAGAAAATTCAGCAATGCAATCTGCAAGCATTGAAGCAAGATTACGATTTTGTTTTCGACTGCACCAACAATGCCCTCTTGGGGCCATTGCCCTCTCATTTCTTTGAAGCAGTGGCAATGTTTATTTATCGCCCCAAAACCCCTCTTCCGTTCGGCGCCCTCACCTATATAGATGGAGAACTGTTTTCCATCTATCCATACAACGACAAATGCTTCTCATTGAGTCACGTAAGGCATAGCGTCATGAGCGATAACTCGCTCGACAATGCGGACAACGCAAGGCAATTAATTGAGCAACACGTGGAACGTTATTGGCCAGACTTTGCCGATAGCTTTGACTATCTATTCCCCACTCTTTCAATTAAAGCGAAGACGAAAGACTGTAGCGCTAATCGCACGCCATTGATGCGTCAAGATGAAAATCTATTCTCTTTCTTCACGGGCAAGATCCAGGGTATCTATGCCATTGAAAGCATGGCTAAGCAAATTATTGCTTAGCCATAAAGCTGCCTAAACAACGGATATTCTCGATCGTGCTGATTGGCATTAATCAGCTCACGGGTGACGCCGCCTTCGTAGCTGCTTGCATTTAGAAGGAGTTTGACTTGCTTGTGCTCATATTGATTGAGAATTGGACCATTATCTGTGTCACTAATATGCACATGAGCAATGAAGCGAAAATAATGCTTGATGATTTTCACGGGACTATCTCCTTGCAGCCAAGCATTATTTGTATCAAGCATTGTCTTCACATTGCGCAAGTTATAGAAGTCAATGTGATTGACAATCTCTTCAACTGTGTGAAAATACTTTCCGCCAAATACTTTTGCAATTGGCTCGATGCAAAGAATGGCGTCATTGGCATCCAATACTGCGTCCATCCGCTTCAATACTTCCATCAGGCATGATGGACTCCCTCTGCGCAACGCAGGACTGCCTAGGACAAAGCGCTTGATGCCCATGGTGCTGCCAAGCTTTATCACACGCAGCAAATGCTCCGAAGTAGCGGCGGTGTCTTCAAAGCTTGCCACGTTGGTGTAATAGAACAATGACTGAGCAGAATACGCCCAAAGCCCGTAATGCTCTCGATAGCGCTTTGCAATATCGCCAAAGTCTTCGTTTCTGGCAAAAATACGAGACGGAACAATTTCAATGAAATTAAAAGCGCCGGCATTGGCGCTTAAGATTTCATGCTCTTCTTCATCTTTCCAGCCAATCGCACTAATTCCAAGCATTAATAAATGCCTCCATCTTTTTCAAAGTGGTTTCTTTACTGGAAAAATAAGGCCCATAATTGTATTCAATGCGTGGTCCACAATCGACGACTGTCTTCGCCCATGGAAACCATCGGTCAATAATCTCTAAAGTTTCAACAGGCTCAGAGAACCATTGATGCTCTCCGCCTTTTTGACAGGCTTCAGTGTGAAGCCATAAGTCCTTTAAGTCGTACCATTGGTAACAAGAATTGGCATTAATTTTTTCAATGTTGTTGCCATTGAGAAGATCAAACAGAATGTTTTTCTTAATGCGCCTATGAAACAATGCAGGGAGGCGAATGATGGTAATTACGGCTTCTGGGAATGTGGCCTTAACTAGCAGCTCAAAAATATAGCGTGTGGATCCATAATTAATGCCATGGATTTCTGGAAAGTTTTCCACATATTTATAAGTTTGACTATAGATGTCAATGGTGGAATAAAGGATGATTTCCTTGGGCTTCCATAGTCTCATTTTTGTCAAGACGTAGTACATATTGTCGAAATCGGCCATTGGTGCTTGATTTGCCTTCCACTTCTCCGCCGGTAAACAAGCCAAATAAAGCCTGTCAATATCCTGTTTCAGCGACGGTGCTAAATGAATGTTTTCAGAATTGAAAAGGTAGCCAAAGTCATGATGCTCGCGCAACACTCTGCCAATCAGGCCAGTGCTTCCAACTAAAACATCCATGCTCACACTGCCACAACTGGCGCTTGTTGACGCATGTATTTTACGCTGCATTTGCAATTGGACATACAAGCACACCGCTGGCCTGGCATAGGCAGACTTCCAATGGGAACAGCTCCTCGCCCTGCATAGCGTAAGCAATCGTCACAATGCTTCGCCTGCGGATCGAGGATGCGTCGCATCAAGCTATACCCTTGCTTCTCCTGACGAATTGTGGTGCCTTCCCAGTAAGAACCTCGCACAGCTTGAGAATACATGCCGATACGAGCAATAGCCATGGGAGCAGAAATGCTCCCAGCCAGAAGATCGCGAGCAAAACCCTCCAGATAACGGTATTCCGCACGAAGGCGCTGACCGATGCGGCCCCAATCCGAAGCCTGCATATTGTCCCTGCCACCATTGCCGATGATCGCTGCTTGTACATGCGCAAGCTTAAGTGCTTCTCTTACGCTTTCTTGCCATTGAACCAGCGTAATATCGCCGTTGCTAAGCATGTTTGTAAGACGACGTAGCAAAGTGCCAAGCTTGTTAATTCGACCATCAACCAAAGCTTCAACGGCAGACTGACTAAGGAAGCGTCCGTTACTTCCGCGATAACGGCCACTAACGGGATCGTAGCGCCATGAGGATTGGTCAAGGCGCTGTTCAAGAGCGGCAGCGAACGTTGATAAATCATTCAGGCCTTGCATCTTCAGCCTCCAGAATATCCTTGAAACGCTCAGGCGCTTCCTCCTTCCATTGATTCAATGCAGCGTCGATATCCTCGGCGCTAATCAATGCGGCTTCGTCAAGGTCGGAAAGAATCAAGCCTTCGACTTTCATGGGCTCCATTGCATCAACTTTGCTGCTCACATTCTTAGCTGGGCCTTTACGTTCGGGATCAGGATCGGCCTTGCGTTTGCGAGCAACAATTGTTTGACGCTCTTCTTTGCTCATGGCTTGCGCCTTGGCTTGCGGCAGGCATTTAGGCTTGCCTTCTTTTTCCTCGCGAGCACCACATGGACCAAGGATTTCGCCATTAGCGCCAATCCTCACCCATTTCTCCTTAAACCACTTATCAAGATCATCGGCATGAAGCTCCTGCTCGTCGCTCTTGAAAGCTCCGCTCAGCGAGCCATGCTTCTTCTTGTACATTTGCTTGTACTGTTGTACGACGTAACCGCTGGCATAGGCGGAAGGCCACACTTTGAACTTAGCCTTGGCGGCACTCACTGCTCGTGAATGCAATGCTTCGTCCGTGAATTTTACGTCGCCACGCACTTTCTCAAGATCGCCAGGCAAATAAAGCCCAGCGCTATCCTCCCGGCTGTCCTCTACTTCCCTGCTTCCATCCATGGGAAGAGTGCCGTTCTCCTCATTCATGGGATCGCGGCCGCCAGGAGGCACTGCAAGCTTGCCTTTCCCACCCCCATCTTGAGTGGAGCCACCCCCAGCTTGAGCAGGAAGTTCCCGCACTACGGACGGATCAAGCGTAAGCTCCATGCTCCACTCAGAACCGCTATAACGGGCATCCGCCACCTCCTTGGGACTCAGTACACCGAGCTGGATGTAACGGCCGTCTACAGCCGCCACACGCGCCCGTACGTCAGCCATTTCGCGCTCATTAAGCTCGAACAATGGATTAAAGGAGATGCGCCATGATTCGGGCAGTTCTCCTTTCGTCGGGCCTTCTTTGCTGAGCATGATGTATTCAAGCAGCTTCTTCATCGGCCGCTTGAAATTGACGCTTTGATAATCAGCAAGCATCTTTGCGAAGTCACGTTCTTCGCTGCGACCAGTGGAACCAAGACCACTCGGACTTTCGCCAAACAAAACAGTGTGAGGAATCTTGCTGGCGCCAATAATATCAACGCGCAGCTTTTCTAAGATTTCTCCAATGCCACCAAAGTTGCGACTAATAAATTCAAGCTCCTCTTTCTCCGCATCAATCGCGTAGCCGCGATAAATGCTTTTGCTCATATCATTCACCTGCAGGCGATCACGAATGGAGCTTTCTTTGCCAGCAGCAAGCATCGCTGCCAGGCCCCTCACTTTATGAACAAAAATATCAAACTCAGTGAGAAGCGTGGCCGCTGAATTCAATCCCGTCCAATAATGCCTGAAGCTGTCATAAACAGTCTGCAAGCTGCTCATGCCCCATCCATAGTTCCTTTGCCGAATGCGATAAGGAAGCCAATCCCCGTCAAAGCGAAGAATCCTATCCTTGTGAATGTAGGACAATTGTGGCTGGTTAATTAAATCTCCAGAGATGATCTGATAATAAGTGGCTTTTGAATAGTCGTAGAGGTTTTCTTCGTTGATAACGGGAGCAATTTGCCATCTATCCAAACATTCAATGTCTTCGACGCGACGTATATTACGTTTATCGACAGGCATGTAAGCGGGACGCCCATCGTCAATAAAAAGAAGTAGGCAAGCACCCCCATAAAGGCGGGAGTTTTTCGCTGCGAGGTTGAGATGTTCGAGGATGTAGAGGTCTTCAATTACTTGCTCAATTCCTTGCACTTCTTCGGCCCTAACGCCATCGCCACCAAACAATACTTTGAAGCCTTTTCGAGTGGCCTGGTCAGCATAAATATCAACAATGCGACGAGGAAGCCATTCACCATAAAGATTTTCTAGTTCTTCTTGTGCCAGAAATACTGTGGCTGTAGTTTTAGTATATTGCGCCTTGTCACGACCAGTGCCCATGCCAATGAGCACGTTCTGGAGACCATCAGCCCTCACTCCGCCACTGCCAACGTGACCAAGATCAATTCCTTCGCTTTCCATAAGCTTTATTTATGGCCATAATGTGTTGCTTTTATTCTAGAACCCGGCTACATTGTCACGTAGCCTATGCACACTATGGCCAGTTCTCCGCTTGTTTTTGGCTTTAGCGAGGAAGACAAGGAGATTGTGCGGGCGGAAGCCCTCCGCAGGCAGCGCGTAAACGAGCGAAAAGGCCTGAAAGGACGCAATGGAGGACCGGCGGATGGTGGCAAAGCACTGCTCTTTCACAAGCTTGGCGCCGCTGGCGAGCTAGCAGTGGCAGATTATCTCCATCTACGGGAGTTTCTCTATCAAGAAACAGAAGCAAAGCGAGGCTCTTTTGATCTTCCTCCTGATATTGACGTGAAGACACGCTCTCGCCATGACTACGATCTCATTTGCCAATTGGACGAGAAGCCTGGAAAAACCTTAGTGTTGGTTACGATACAAAACAAAATCACTCTTCTCCATGGTTGGATAAAGAGTGAAGATGCAATGCAGGAACAATGGAAGAAAGATCCTGCCCATGGCAGACCAGCTTATTTTGTCCCTTCTTCTGAATTGCATCCTCTTGTAGACTTGCGCCATGCTGAAATGTTCTGACTTCTCTAAGCACGCCCTAAAGCTGGATCTCTATCCTCGGCAGGCGAAGATTCTTGATAATTTCTTCCAGCCAGATAAGAGCCATGCAGTGTGGGCGCTTGGGCGAAGATCAGGCAAAACTGTCATGGCCGCAGTGGCGTGCGTCTATATGTGCTTCGTCTTGGAAGATGAATACCGCAGGCGCGTAAGAAAAGGCGAGAAATGGTACATCGTGACCGTAGCAAACAGTCAGGACCAGGCTCGCATTGCTCTCAACAACATTCGCCAGCTCATTCTTGACAGTCCCTTCGCTCAAGAGATTGTCCGCGAAACCGCCGACATCATTGAACTGAGCAACAACTGCGTATTCAAGGCCATCCCCACTTCGGGTCGTGCTGCTCGTGGCCTTGCTTGCGCAGGCGCAGTGTTTGACGAGCTTGCTTTTGCCACTGAAGGCGATGCAAACAGCGGGGGTCGAGGCATTTACGATGCTCTCTCGCCTGCTATTGCTCAGTTCGGGGGGAAAGGACGCATCCTTGAGCTCTCTTCTCCATGGTTAACAGACGGTATTTTTTACCAGCATTTCAAAGAAGCAAGCTCAGGAAGATTTCCTTTCATGCAAGCCGTGAATCTCCCAACGTGGGAGATGAACCCAAGCATTTCGCAAGAGTTTCTTGACACAGAGAGACAGCGTGATCCTGAGAAGTTTAAAGTTGAATATGGGGCTCAATTCGCGAGCAATCTTTCAGCCCTTGTTGCAAGCGATGTTGTTGACGCCTGCATTGATGACCGTCGAGCGGCTTTACCGCCACGTCCCGAATTCCAAGGAGCTTATGTGCTTGCCCTTGACCCCGCCCGTGGTGGCGTTGGCCGTGACGACTACACTGCTTGTATTGTGCATTACGAGAACGGCACGCTAGTCGTTGATAAGTTTCATTCCTTCGTGGCTGACTTTGAAATTAATGGACGAATGGAAGTGAATATTAATGCAGTGGAAGATTGGATTAAGGAACAGCATCGTCTGTACGTCTTCGACACCATCGTGATGGACCAGTTCAATAGCGCTGGCACCATTCAAAGCTTGGCAAGTGATTTGCCCATCACTGAACTAACTTGGACTGTTAGCTCCAAGATGAAAGCATTCAGCAAGATGCGAGAATTGTTCAATGCAGGACAAATCAATTTATATCGTCATGAGAAAGCAATTATGCAGCTCAAGAATCTCACTGTTATCTACAAACCAAGTGGACAATGGAGTGTGACTGGCGGTAAGGCTTCTGGAATTGATGACTTAGCGTTTGCAATGGCAGGTGCCATTCTTGCTGCAAGCAAAGATGATGACATTGGTTGGATTGAAAGCCTTATCTCCTAGTATGATTTTCAAGCAATAGTTCTGCTATGGAATGAAGAGCAACGATTTAACTATGCAGGAGGCAAAGTTTCTTGTGTCCCTGCTTGAATGCGGCAGTTCAAACAGACAAACTGCTTTGCAGCTTCTTGCTGCTGAACATCTTTATGTGCCCACTCTCCTGCCAAAGCTTCAGGCGCACATCAAACGCATCAAGCAAATTGCCTTGCTTGAGCAGGCTGTTCACGATGGAGAAGACAGCTTTGACGACTACTGCCGCGCTCATCCTCAAGATCAATCCTGTAGAGAATATGACGTTTGAACCCACGAAACCATGCTATGCTTTTGGAGCTTTCGCGAAGCACGCTGGCCAGCGTTAGTTCAAAAGGAACAATGGTTTCAGGCGCCATTGTTCTCCCAGGGGAAGAGGGGAACGGGCCAACCCGTTCTGAAATGTCGTACAAAACGGATTGAAGCCCCGTTTCGACGCCCTCAACTTCACCAGCCCGAGTAGTCCAGCGGAAGAGACAAGCGGCTTAAAATCGCTCCAGCGCAGGTTCAAATCCTGCTTCGGGCACTTTGCTACACTGATGGTACGTTCACCCCGCAAGGGGCGCATGACCTGCAAGCCACGGAACGGGGGCCTGCATCATCGGGAACCATCATGAACCCTCTCGCTTTGATTAAAGAGCAGCTTGAGAAAGCAGCTCGTCTGCGTGAAGCACAAATGGCTTCGCTCGTCTATCGCGGCGTTGCTTACGTGCCCAAGCCTCATTGGTTTTGAGCTTATTGCTGAATACAAGAGCCCGCTACGGCGGGCTTTTCTTTTGGCCAATGGACAACGGCATTGGCAATGATGAAGCAATTGGTAATGAGATAGGAAGCAAAAATAAATGTGCGGATGAGCGCCACTTTGTCTGCTTCATGATCATGCTTGCTCGCCTTTTCGCCCAGGGCCAAGCACCATAGCTTCCATGCCCCTTTCCTCCTGCTCATAAATCCAAGCCTTCAGCTCTGTCACATACTGTCTAATGATGGCAGCTTTTTCTAGATGCCACTGGTCCATGGTGAGAAAATATTGCGCATTGTGCCAATCAATGGCTCGCAACGATTGGTAGATAATGGGATTGAGCGGCTCACGCAGGGGCGTGTTGAAGGTCCGGCGCTCTGTCATTGGAGGAGAAATAAAGCATCGCCTCGTCCCAATGAATGGGCGCGAAGTTGTGTTGTTCTACACAACAATTAAGATAGCGCCTATCCAGACTTCCATCAGGAAGCCTTACGTTATGACTATGTAAATGACCGTGAATATTTCCCTTAAATCGTTGCTCAAATAATTCAGGGTGCAATGGGATGTGGCTCATCATGAATTCGTGATGATAAAAGCACCCGCGAATATCATCAAAATATTGCGCATAGTCTTGCAGCTTAAAAATATCGTGATTACCGCGTACTAATACTTTTCTTCCATTGAGCCGCTCAAGAATTTTCAGCCCTGAACGCTTGATTGCTACGTCGCCCAATACGTAAATGCGATCCTTGGGCTTCACTCGTTTGTTCCATTGTTCCACCATAAAAGCATCGCCCTCTTCTGCATTTGCAAAAGGGCGCACCTTCTCTCCATCTGGCCGCAGAAAACTATACATTTTCTCATGGCAGAAGTGATTATCTGACGTGAGCCAGCAGTTGATCATGGTTCGATGGAAAAATGAGAGGACCGGGAATTGCACCTGGTTCTTCCAAGCTATTTGCCTGGCGCTGTCTTAGCCTCCCAGATGGCCTAAGCGTGAAGCGATTAACAAGATCTAATCGCTTCAGAGGCTTAGGCTCTGTCTGCCCGATGCTAACGCAGAGCGGGAACTCGGTCAATATAACACTAGGCCCTGCCGTAGGAAGGCAGATTAGTGTTGGCCGCCTCAAAGAACGCAGGCATCCGGCTCCGTTGCGTTTCCGCAAGACCATCTGCCTTGCCTTTTTCAAACAAGCTATCACTCTGCTTGAGCCAGAAATCCTTATTCAGCCATTTGTTCTCGCTCATACCCAGCGCATCAAATGCCCACAATGCAGTGGCACGACGCAGCTTGTTCAGGCTCTGACCAGCATTCTCATTGAGTTCCTTAGCCACAAGACTATGAACGCCCACATGAGTGATTTCATCGCGGCTAATGTCAGCAGCCACAGTACGAATGCCCATGTCTCCATTGAAACGGAAGAACGGCAGCACAACAAAGAAAATACTGCGCTCAAGAATGGCAGCTTTCAAAATGGGATGGGCAGGATGCTCTTGCCATGCCTTCAAAATACCTTCTACTTCCTTTTCTGCCTTTTCATCAGCACCATGGGCGGCAACGATGTAGTTAAGAGCTTGGTCGTGACGTTGCTCATCTTCCTGATTGTGCCGCAGAGCCTCTACAACACCGGGAGTGGAAGGTAAATCACGCTCTAGCCCCTGCTCCAAGAAATCCTTCACAGGAAGCTCCAAGTGGCGCAATGCCAGTAGCTTGCCCAAAGTGGCTTCACTGCCTTCCTGCACAACGCCCTTGTCCACGGCAACGGCCTGCCAAGGCCGTTTTTTAGCAATCATCGACAGA